TGTGTTCATTCACTACGACTGGCTATCTTGGTGGAGGCTCACCGAACAGAGCTGATGCTTGGGTGTGGGTACTAGCAGAGTTATTCAGCGCGATTGTGTCACCACGAAAAACTAATTTTAAGACGATAGAAACTTTTACAGGCGATACGATTACCGGTTATTAAATAGGTACAAATAGGTACAGAAATAACATTGTACCTATTTAAATCTAACACTTTAACGAATGTCGGGAGACATACGATATGCAAACTATGCAACAGAACGACGAGTACGAACTCGAACATAACGCAGAAGAAGAATCAGGCGAGCTGATACAGGCACTGGGTTGGCGTTTAACACGTCTAGCACAAGAGCAAATTGGTATTAGGCAGCAAACTGAAGATCGATGGTTATCAGATCTTGAGCAGTACATGGGTCATTATGATGCAGAAACACTGGAGAGATTGAAGAAATCAGGTGGTAGCCAGGCTTTTGTCAATATCACACGATCAAAATCGACAGGCGCTGAAGCAAGACTGTCTGATATGTTATTCCCTTCCGATGATACTAACTGGGCTATTCAGCCAACGCCAGTGCCAGAATTGCAGAAAATGGCAATGAATCAGGAAGTAGCCGGTCAAGATGAGCAGGGCAATGATGTCACTCATGCTGATCTTGCTAAAGGAATAATCAAAGAAGCACAAGCACGCGCTGAAGCAATGACACGCGAGATTGATGATCAGTTAGTCGAAGCTAAGTATCATACGATAGCGAGAGAAGTTATTCATGATGCATGTCTATTTGGTACGGGTATTCTCAAAGGTCCTGTTGTCATCAATCGAACACGTAAGAACTGGAAGCAGCTGGATAATGCAGTCTATGAGTTAGATATCGTACAAGAATACCGGCCAGGCGTTGAGCATGTTAGTGTTTGGGATTGGTTTCCCGATATGTCAGCTACCAAGATCAACGAATGTGGTTTTTTCTTTGAAAGACGTTATGTCACTAAAAAGCAGCTCATCGAACTGTCTAAACGCCCAGGCTATCTAAAAGAACAAATCAAAAAGATTATTGCTGTTGATGCACGCAATAATTCCAATGGCTCTAGTCATGTTGGGCGAATACGTGAGTTATCCGGTGTACAGGCTAACATCAATGATAATCGCTATGAACTCTGGGAATATCATGGTCCTGCAACTAAAGAAGATTTAGAGGCATGTGGCTGCATGGTTGAGAATGATGACTTAATCGAGCATGATGTGATTGTGTCATTTATCAATGGCACTGTAATTAAAGCCGATCTGAATCCACTGGAGACCGGTGAGTGTCCATACTCGGTATTTGCGTATGAAGATGATGATACCAGTGTCTTTGGCTTTGGTATTCCATATCTATTGCGTAATGAGCAACGTATCGTTAATGCCGCTTGGCGTATGTTACTCGACAATGCTGCGCTATCAACTGGACCGCAATTAATCATCAATAGAGAATTGGTAACACCTTCAGATGGTAGCTGGGATCTTAAAGCCCGTAAAGTCTGGTGGCTAACCGATCCAGAGCATCGTGTTAATGATGCGTTTGGTAGCCATGAAATTGCTTCACATCAAGCCGAGTTATCTAATATCTTTGAAACCGCTAAGAACATGGCCAGTGAAGTTACCAGTTTACCAATGATAGCTCAAGGTGAAGTCGGTGGCACACAAGATACGGCAGCTGGCCGTAGTATGTTACTCAATGCTGCTAATACTGTGTTGCGTAATGTCGTTAAAGCCTTTGATGATGGTATCACTAAACCTTTCATAGGGCGTATGTATGATTGGAACATGCAGAACAGTGATAAGGAAGCCATCAAAGGTGACTTTGAAGTAGATGCTAGAGGCTCATCAGCACTGTTAGTGAAAGAGACTCAAACACAAGCACTGCTTAATCTAATGTCAGTATCACTACAACCTATCTATTCAGATCTCACTAAACATCCCGAACTGTATCGCAAAGCAATACAGGCACAGCACCTTAATCCCGATGATGTTGTTAAAACTAATGATGAATTAGAAGCAGAAAAGAATAAACCCGATCCAATGCAACAAGCGATGCAAGAACAACAAGCCGCCATGATGCAACTGCAAGTTCAAGAGCTGCAGGGTAAGATTGATAAACTCACTGCAGAAACAGCGGATATCAATGTTAAGACTCAGTTCAGTGCTATGCAAACAGCAGGATCTATTGTGCAAATGCCTCAGATAGTGCCTATTGGTGATGAGCTAATGAAAAGTGCAGGTTACAAAGATGCTAATGGTCTGCCAAGCACTGTAGCGCCAAATATGGCACAACAAGCACCTAATATGCAGCAAAACACCAGTCCAGGATCACCAGCCTTACCACAAGAAGGTATGCCACAAGATCCTAATCAACCGCAGCAAATAAATCCACAGTCTGCAGCACAAGGAATGAATCAAGGTATTGAGACTCAGCAGATCGAGGCAAGAGCAACAGGTGGACCGGTTAATGCTGGACAACCCTACTTGGTAGGGGAGTTAGGACCTGAAGTGATTGTTCCACAGAATAATGGCATGGTTTTACCGAATCGTAATCCTGATCCAGCTATGCGTGGTTTACAGAATGGACAGCCTGATTATGGTTACGGCAATCGATATCAATCTAATCAACCTAAAGGTGTTGGCTATTATGGCGAACTACAACGACCAGATGGTGGACATTCCACTGAATTAAGTGTTGATGTTGGCAAAGGCGATATACCGGCAATGGTGCCAGGCTTATCATCAAAAGAAATGTCAGTCATGTTGACTGCAAAAGATGGTGATAAATTCCCTGACTCTGTTTATGACAAAGCGGCAAGTCATGCAGCCTTTAGAGAATTGAATGGTCAATCACCTTGGGCTGGCATTAATGATAGTAAAGAGTTGCCACCTGACTTACGGGAAAAGATGATTAGCCAAGCAATGATTGCACCTAATGATCCACCGCGTGGTAAACCTAAAAAGCGCTAAAAAATCAATTAACTTAATAAGTATAACCTGGAATTAAAATAATGAATGTAGAAAAAGAAAACAGATCATTTGGATGGGCTATTGAACAGTTAAAAGCTGGAAATAAAGTTGCTCGTGCTGGATGGAATGGTAAGGGGATGTGGTTGTTACTGGTAAAAGGTTTACCCATTGTTCACCCGGTGCCTGGTTCAGATTATTACAAGGCTGGAATAACTGAGTGCGAGATACTGCCACATATTGACATGTGGACGACAAACTCAGAAGGCCGTAGAGCGATGTTATGTGGGTGGCTTGCATCACAAACAGACATGCTTTCAGATGACTGGCTTATAGTCGAATAATGCCCCTATTGCAAAAAACGTAAATGTGGTAACATTAACCCGCACATAATTCAAGACTTATGATAGATATTACATCAGATACTTGGTTGGAGATTGAAAGTTTCATCGATGAACAGTTGGCCGCATCAAGCCGCAAGCTGTCATCCGTCACACTGGATTTTAATCTAACAATGTATCACCGAGGAATAGTATCGGCACTGACTGACTTAAAGTCATTGTCAAACAAACAACCTGTTTCATTACTCACCAGTAACGAATACAGTTAAGTAACACCAGCCTGTCGGGAGACACGCATGTCAGATAATAACACCGCTGATTACAGCCGTGATGATGAAGATTTTGAAGAATTATTTAATGGTTTTGCTGAAGATGATGCAAAAGTAATTGAGGAGATCGTTAAAGAGTCAGTTGATGATGATAGTGAGTACGCAAGTGCTGATGACGTTATCGAAGATTCAGTAGACGACACTCAAGCACTCAAGCAACAACTCGAAGTCCTGCGTAAAGAACGGGATGATTTTGAGCATAGCTTCAAGTCTCAAGTAGGCCGTGTCAGCGCCCTGCAAAAGAAACTGGATAGCGAAAGCCCACCAGCAAAGAAGTTTGATGATGATCTAGCGGTTGCGATGGAGGACTATCCTGAAATCGTAAAGCCAATGATCGACTACTTTGAGCGTAAGTATGGTGACTTAGACCAGCGTCTAGCACCGATACAGCAACAAAATGATCGTCAAGATGAGCAGCGCTACATCGATAGCCAAATCAATATTATCGACTCGAACATACCGGACTGGCGAGATATCGTTGCTGGTAATGAGTATAAAAACTGGTTGACTGAGCAACCCTCAGCAATCCAAGCAATGTCTAGTAGTTATGATGCCCGTGATTATCAATATCTGATCGGCTCATTTCAAGGCACAAAGAACAAATCAAATGAATTGGCACAAAGAAGGCAAACTAAATTAGCCGGCAATGTGGCAGTTCAGAGTAAGGGTGTCAGTAAATCATCATCGGCACCGGATGACTTTAGTTCAGCGTGGGAATACTACGCGAACAAAAAGAAGTAAGGCACTGTCGGGAGACAGGGCAAAGCGATAGGCAGAGTCTTATCGTTCCTTAACAGGAAACACCAAACAGTATGATGGTTTTGTAACCCGCTAGCAGTGTTGGCCGGTCAAATAATAATCCCTTGTATAGATTTTGGAAAACAAACCGTTGTTTTCAATTATTTTTATATTTAGGAATTATTTATGGCCAATACTACTTATGGCACCATTAGTCAAAGAACGGCAGCTTGGGCTGCAACTGAGATGTTATCTCACGCTGAACCTATTTTAGTTTTATCTAAATTCGGTCAGTCTAAACCACTTCCATCAAACAAAGCCGACACTGTTAAATTTCGTCGTCCTGTTCCTTTCGCTATCTCTACTACTGCGCTGACTGAAGGTGTTACACCGACTACTCAACAAATGACGTATGAAGATGTGACTGTGCAAATTGCTCAGTACGGTGCGGTTATTGCTATCACTGACAAAGTAGATGACTTGGCTGAAGATCCTGTATTGAAAGATGCAGCGATGATGGCCGGTGAACAAGCCGCTGAAACGGTTGAAATGATTACGTACGGTGCTATCAAAGCGGGTACTAACGTATTCTATGACACTATCGGTCACTCTACTCGTGTATCTGTCAACAGCAAGATTACTCTTGATCGTGTTCGCGCGGTTGTTAGATCCTTGCGTGCTAACAGAGGTAAACCGGTTACTTCAATGTTGTCCTCTTCACCTGGCTATGCAACAAAAGCGATTGAAGGTGGTTATATTGCTTTCGGTCATACCGATTTGGAAGCCGATATTCGTGCATTAGCAGGGTTTACGCCTGTTGCGTCTTACGGTTCACGTCAGCCATTATGTCCAGAAGAATTAGGCTCTGTTGAGTCTATTCGTTTTATCTTGACGCCACTAATGGTGCCATTTCAAGCGGCTGGTGCTGCTGTTGCCTCAACTGGTTTGATTGCTGACAATGCCACTAACATCGATGTCTATCCAATGATATTCGTTGCTAAAGAAGCGTATGGCTTAGTGCCATTGAAAGGTGCTAACTCAATCACTCCAAGTGTATTGAACCCTGGTACACCTTCTAAATCTGATCCATTAGGACAAGTGGGCTTTGTAGGTTGGAAAACTTACTTCGCTGCCAAAATTCTTAATGAAAATTGGTTGTGCCGTATTGAGGTGGGAGCGACTGCGTTGTAGTTCCATTATATGATTGCATAATGACAATGACTAGGTATAATGATTCCATATTTTTAATTAAATCATGGAGTTATTATGCCTATCATAAGAAGTTGCAAGTCATGTGGAAAAGAAATAAAGATTAGATTAGGGCGTAGCACTGAATATTGTTCGACTATATGCAAGCACAAAGATAAGCCAAAACCGCAAAGAGCATGTGTGAATTGTGGGCAAATGTTTATCATTAAGTCTGGGTTAGTCGCATCAACCCAAAAGACATGCTCTGTAACCTGTCGAGATGCAATAAAGCCTAAGTCTGAAAGACCTTGTGCTAAGTGTGGGAAGTTTTTTTATTCACAAGCTAAAAATAAAGCTCGATATTGCTCGAAAGAATGTTCTCCGGTTGGTAAATCAATAACAAAATCTTGCGAAGTTTGCGGGACAGGATTTGATGTAACAAAAGCCAAGTATGGAAAACAATACTGCTCAATAGTCTGTAGAGGTAAATCTCAGCAGTCTAGGGTAAAGAAGGTGTGCGTTATTTGTTCTAATGAGTTTGATGTAAAAACAAGCGATAAGGAACAGAAAACATGCTCCATGCAGTGCGCTGGAGTTTTAAAGAGAAAAGAAACTTTAAAGAAAGTATGTGTTGTGTGTGAAAACCCTTTTGAGGTTTACCAAAGCAGGCCAGATGCTCAAACATGTTCTCATGAATGTGCTATTGGGGTAAGGGCTGATGGGGCAAAAAGAAGGGCTTTTATTGAATGTGAGCAATGTGGTAAAGATTTTGACGTAGCTCATAGTCACGCGGATAGACGAAGATTCTGCTCTAAAGACTGCATGAATATTTCTGATGCGTTGAAAGCAGAAATATCTGTAAGAACGTCTAGCGTAAACAATCCTATGTGGAACGGTGGGTATGTAAGGCAGAGCCAAGGGTATGTTTATAAGTTCATTAAAGGGCATCCCTTTACATGGAAACGAAACTACATTCTTGAGCATAGATTTATAGTGGAAGAAAGGATGAGGAGAGAAGCTCCAGAACATCATTTCTTGGTTGAAATAGATGGGGAAAAGTATCTAAGCCCTGATATTGACGTGCATCATATGGACAAAGATAGGGGCAATAATGATCCAGATAATTTAATTGCAGTAACCGGATGGGCGCACAGGCTTATCCATAATGGTAAGCCGCCATACAAAGGCACTTACTGGCCTGACACCATAGAAGTTTTTATTAATAATTAAATAAGGAAAGCTCATGCTTGATTTTGAAACATCAGAGAACAAAGAAGAATTGATAGACCATGCTAAATCACTCGGAGTTGATGCTAATGCTCGCTTCAGTATAGATTCTATAAAGAAGCAAATCCGCGATGCAAGTAATACTGTGCCGGTTGTTGCTGATAAAAAAGTTAAACTCATGATCCATAAAACCGAAGGTGATACGGGATCTATTGATGTGCCTATCTCGGTTAATGGCAAGACGTGGTTAGTTAAACGCGGTATGGAAGTGATCGTACCGGCT